GGGCGTCCTCGCTGTCGAGGATGTAGATAAATGGTTTCCCATCCTTTGCTATTGCGTCTACGTTGGCGTAGAAATCGGAGGAGGTTACGCTGTGTCCCTTGGCAGAGGCGGGCTCTAGACGGTCCGACATCTTACTACCGAAGAAACGAGCGTCGTCCATCAAGGCCCCGCGTTCAGGGTTGTCGTCGATGAAGCGATAGCGATTATACTTGGGGTTGAGAGAGGCTTCCGCGAGGATAGTACGGGCAAGCCAGGTTTTGCCCGCACCTGAATCTCCGACAAGTAGATAGAGATGACCGGGAAGCACGCCGACAGACGTTCTCCCTGAGCAAGCCAGATTGAGCAGAGTTGAGCCGGTTGACAGACCCATCGACCAGTCAACTGGCTCAATCTTGCGGGAGGAGCGGAGTTTGTCTTTCAGGGAATCTGTTTTGCTTTTTGGCATTAAACTACTCTGGAAATAGCAGGCAAGGGAAACCGTCCTCGCAATCAAGGAAGATGTAACCGTCTGGCCACTTGCTGCCTCTGGCCAATCCTGGCAAATCCCCTTCCTTGCGACGTTCCTTCAGCCAGTCCTTGACCTCCTGCATGTAGCAGGAAGGATGCTCGGGATCAGGGCCACAATCGGTAAATTCTTGCTGCACTTCCGTAGAGGAGTAGAACTTGCCGCTGTCCCTGAAGTAGACAATACGGATCTTGAACTTGCGTAGTCTGGTTTCCATCTGTTGTCCTTGTGAGAAAAGAAGCGTTCGAAAGGGAGGGCTTTCACATCGGGAGGCAGGTTGAAGTTATCGCAGCTGGCTCCGGTCAAGCTATAGTCCCTCAACTTCCGAACGCTGTTTCAAAGCGACGATTGGCCGGGCTTGAGTACCGGCTTGCTGGTTCTACGAGGATAAATCCTCGATCCACCCCTCTATACTGTCTGATCGGCGGCACAGGATCGCTGTTACCGGCAATCGGCCGTATGCCAGCTTGAGGGTCATCAGTGTGTCCTTCCACACCGCAACCGTTACTTGTTTCCGTTAACGCCGGCTTCCTCGTTTCTTCGGAGCCGGTTCCTCCTGTGGTTCGCCGTCGTCGAGATCCTCGTCGTCATCAAGTTCGTCCTCGCTCTCTTCTGGCTCCTCCAATTCGTCCTCTGTATCTTCGTCGTCGTCCTCAACAGCAGCGGCTTTCTTGCCCTTCCCCTTCTTCGGTGCCGGAGTTTCTTCCTCCTCTTCCTCTGACTCTTCTTCTTCCAGCAGTTCGACCTCGTCAGGAGCGATTGCCTTGTGCAACTCTCCTTCATCGTCCTTTAGGGTAAGAGAAGTGCCATCCGGAGACACCTTGACGATCTTGCACTCCATGTCCTCGTAGGCGACCGTCATGCCGACCTCCAGTCCCAGATCGTCGGCGGTAGGATCGGCTTTCTTCCCTTTGCTGCTTTTCTTTTTCGCCGGTGTCGGCTCGTCCTCCTCTTCCTCTGACTCGTCCGGTTCTTCGTCCGGTTCTTCTTCGTCCTCGTCCGGCTCCTCTTCCTTGGCCTTCTTGCCCTTTCGCGGAGTGCGTTCCTCCTCTTCGTCCTCGTCATTACGTTCGGAGGAAGTTTCCTCCGACACCCCACCGTCGAGAGCCTCTTGCATCTTGGCGTAGCCAGCGTCGATCAGACACTCGTCCAGATCGATCCCGTGCTCCAGGATCGATTCTGGATACTCGTAGGAACGGGGCTGGAAATCGACGCGGGGCACTTGCTTGTACTTACCTTCGATAACGAACCGTACCTTGCGACCCGCTTTCAGATCGGTAAAGTGCGGGTCATCCTCATCGAACTGAGCGTTGATTGCCTCAACCAGTTGCTCGCCGAAACCGAGTTTGCGGTTGAAATGGTTGCAATCGAACACCATCAGTTTGGTGTCTTTCTTCCCCGGTTTGGGATTGACGATCATCAGGTGTCGTCTCTGGTTCTTGATTTGGCGGACCAGTTCCTCGTCAGCGTTCCGTCCGTTCGCCTGAAGCCATTCGCAGGCGGGGCACTTCTTGCCGAAGCACGCCTTGCGGCAGCAGTAGGCGTTGGCGAACTGGCCGCTGCCGGGGATGCGATGGACCTCGTAGGTGCGTTCCCAATGCGTGAAACCGGCGTCGGCACGGGGATTTCCGCCTAGTGTGTCCGAGCCCTTGGTTACGGTGTAGGGGATAAAATCGACGACTTTTGCCCCTTCCTCCTGCTTGAAGAACTCCACACCATTTGGTAACTTGACCGCTGTCGGCTCAAAACCCTGACTCTGCTCCTCTGCCCACGCACGGGCGGAATTCCTGCGTTCTGCCTTCTGCTCCTTCTGCCTTCTGCTTACTGCCATTTGCAAACTCTCCTTCTCTTGTTTGTTGATTGTCAGACGATTGATTCAAAAGACTAGGTGACAGTCGCGTCAAACCCACCAGCCGCGTTGTAGCGGCCTGTCCTTACCGCTGGCTTGACCTAGTCTGCCCTCACCTCTCGGAGTCGCCAAGAGGCTGGCCTTCCTCGCTGTCTTGACGAAAGCGTTCCTTTGCCTTCAGGTATCCGTAAACTGCGTATTTCGTACACAAATAGGCGACAACCGGAGCGATGAACAGGAGCAGGGCAAGTATCAGAGCACACCAGTAGAGGATTGTCACGGTTGCTCCCTTGCTTGAATGGTTTCATAGCACTCATAGGCACCTACCTTCATACTCAGTCCACCTTGCCAGCGGTGCCTTTCGTGCAGTTCCAAACAAACCTTGGCACATTCCCCACGCTCCTCTGCAATCGCTTCCTGGAACAGGTTTTCCAAGGCATTATCCCGTCGCAGAGTACCCTCAAAGTAGTCCATTCCGTCTAGGGCTTCCCTTGCTTTGATAGCCCATTCCCTTGCGGTCATTCCCCGTCCCTCCTCCGTTTATTGCCGAATGCCTTGTCCTCCTTGGCCTGATTCATCCTGTCCCGCTGTCCTTGAGGAGCACGGGGTTCCGACCAGTAGTTGCGTGCTTCCAGCCGCACCAGATCCTCCAGAGCCTTGCACCGCTGTTCCAATGCCCGGACGGCGGATTCGAGGATATCCCTAGCATGCATGGCCTTGATGACCTTCAGTTGGGCGTCGTAGACGAGTTGCTGGCTTTTCTTGTGCTTCACGTCCGTCAGCACAACCGCTTTCAGAGCCTCGTCCGTTACCTTTTCCAATCCGTAACGTTCCGGGTTGCGGCGGGCGTCCAGAGCGATCTTGGCGTCCATCTCCTTCAATTCGTCCTCTAGCACCTCTTTGGCTGCTTTCATTCGTTCCCAATGCTCTCGGGCGTCGGCAAGTTGGACGGCATGCTCGTAGTAGAGACGCGATTGCTCGCACCATTCGCTATCGAGGCGGTGTTTGTCGAGGTTGAAGAAATCAGGTTCGTGCCTGTCGCTGTCTTGCGGTTTCATCTGGTTTGCCTCGTAAGTATTTTGTCCCGTAGTTTATCCCAATATTCCTTGTTATTCCACAAACTCACCAATTCTGCCAGTTCTGGGCTCATAGGAGGCAGAGGAACGATAACTACCGGCGAACTGGGCCACGGATAGGAAACCAGAGTAGTCCCGTATCTGCTGCAATACTGACACATAACTACCTCTCCGATATGGCACGAGGCGTCAGATCAACGCTGGTCAGTTCGTCGATAGCGTCGTGCAGTTTCTTGCGACATTTTCGGAAATACTCCTTTACTTCCTGATGCTCTTCCGGAGGTCTGCTTCCTATCCAAGTAATCTCTGCGTAAGCCATAGCATATCGTTTCGCCAATCGCTTCAATCGTCTACCTGCCGCCGTTTCCGCTTTCATGTCAATGCCCTCCTACTTCTATTATCGCATCACCTTCGAGATTACTTCCGTTGGCCTACGATTTCAAAGCAGGCACGGGTCAACCATATCTCCTTGCTGTCGAATGAAGGATCGGAAAACACCTGAGCGATGGTAAAGGCTTTCTCGCAGTTCTTGCCCGCTTTGAGCAGTTCGGTGTTGCAGCAAGCGAGGACATAGTGGCGAAATTGCTCTACGTTGTCTACTTCCAATGTCCTGATTATCTCCGCTACTTTGGTCCACACCGCCTTTTCGTAGAGCAGGGCCTTGAGCAGATCCCACGCCTGCTTCTTCAGTCCGGGCTTGGCGATGCAGGCCAGTTGCTCCTCCTCACTCTTCAGACCGATTACGGAGCCGAGCAACACCAAAGCTTGACGGGCGGAGCCTTCTGCTGCTTCTATTATCCTGTCGATAACATCGTTGCTGGTGTAACCCAATCCTTCACATTCTTTACCTATTACACTCTTCAATAATAACGACAACTCCTCTCCTCCAATCAACCCCAATTTGATCTCAGTGCAACGGGTGCGTATCGTCTTGAGGAGTTTGTCGGGATCGGTAGTCGCCAGCATAAAATAGACGTGGGATGGGGTGTCCTCTAGCATCTTGAGCATAGCTGTCTGTGCGTCAGAAGTTACCTTATGGCATTCATCCACAAGCCATATCTTGCATGTCCCGTTCAGGGGATGCAAACCCATCCGTTGGCGTATCTCCCGCACAGTGTCGATACCCCGCGTGTCGGCAGCGTTGACCTCGTGAAAATCGGCATTGGAGCACTTCAGTTCCCGTTTGAGGATGCGGCACAGCGTTGTTTTGCCGATCCCCGATCCGCCGGTGAACAATAGAGCGTGTGGTAGTTCTTTGCGAGCGAGGAAATCCTTGAGTACACGGACGGCGTCGGGCTGGCCGATAACCTGATCGAGTGTCTTGGGTCTATACTTTTTATACAATTCAACCATTGTTTATCCTCTTTTTGATCTCATCCAGATACTTGCCTAGCAATCCATCATCGCATCGACCAGCGATAAGATTTTGTTCCCAAACTGACATTGTTTGCATAACCAACGAAAAGCAAGCATCGGCCCCAGCAAGAGCCATTTCACTTATTTCTCCTGACCGGAGGCATGCAGTCTCATCACTTAATGCGGCTTTGAGAAACTGCACCGCTTGCAGGCATCCACGACGATAGGCCCGTTCTTCCTGTGTCATTGTCAAACTCCTACAACGATTGTCTTGATCCCTGCCCGCTTGGCCTCGCCGATTATGTGAGCAGTGCCGGTGCTTTTCCCGTTCCAGAACGCTACGAGCACTCCTTTTGCTCCTACTGCCTGCACCATCTCGCAGTTTCGTTCCAAGCCCGCACGCTTGCCAAACTTCTCCCACATTGGATGGAATACCTCGATTGTCCATCCTCGCAGCAACGCCCAATCCTCCCCTAACCTGTCCGCACCTTGAGCATGTCCGCTGAGTACGATGACCTTTTGGAGTTTCCGTGTCAGGCGATCCATTTTGCGGAACAACAGGCTTCTGTTTGTAAAGGATCGGGAGCCAGCAACGATGATTCTCATTGCGTCAATCCTACTTTCGACGCCTGTCTCGCTTGCAGGGATTTGAGGTTTCGCACGGCTTGACGAAAATAACTGGACTTCAATTCTATGCCAAGCCCCCTTCTGCCTAGTCGTACGCTCTCGTATACCTCGCTACCCACACCCATAAAAGGAGTAAGCACAATATCGGAGGGATTAGACCAAAGCACAAGACAGCGTTCGATAACCTGAAGTTGCAACGGGCAAACGTGTTTTTCGTCATCCTGATCCCTACCTGCCTTGTAAGGCAGCACTTTCATTTGGTGGACATCATCCCATACTGGCGAGGCATACCGCTGCCAAATCCAATGGGACAACTTGTTTACCTTGGGATTCCAAGGTTCTCCAGTACGCGGATTGTTGTGCCTGTAACGGGACAATTCAATCGGCACAGGCTTCAAGCCAGCATAGTTGGACAATCCTTGCGGGTGCGTAATCGGTTCCGAGTTCTCCCCCCGCTTGCGGAACGTGACAACATAATCCGCCGAGCCGGTGCGACACAGGCTCGAATCCGTAACGATCTGCTTGTGGGCGAGCCCGCTCTGTTTGGTTCGCATAAAGAAGATCAGCGGGTCCTTCCAAATGCAATGACGAGAGTGAAACATGAATCCCCTAGACTCGAAATGGCGGATAATATCTCCAGGGAAATCGTACTGAGCGATGAATCCGTGATCCTGCTTGCGGATAGGCAGATCGCAGCAATGCACAGAAACGCATCTTCCTGGCATGAGCACGCGATGCAGCTCCCCGACTAGGAAATCGAAATGCTCGAAAAATATCTCTGGAGTAGGCGAATTGCCCATGTCCCTCGGATCTTCCGAATAGGAATACAGGTCACAAAAGGGAGGAGAAAACACGGAATAACCTACCGATTCGCTCGGTAGGTTCGGTATCACGTCTACGCAATCCGCATTATATATGGCGTATTTGTCGGTTATTTTCTGCCTTTTTACTTCAGCCATTTTGGAACCTCTACGGACAATGCCGCCTCTTCGCTATTCGCTTTCTTGTCGGTTTGATACTCCGCCATGCTCCGCACCAGCTGCGAGAACATTTCCTCCGCTTGCAGTTCCTTCCGTTGCATGTTCGCTAGCACTCGCCTTTCGCCTGAGCTAGTTACAAGGTCTACCGTCACGGGCCGTTTCTGCCCGAATCGCCAGCAGCGGCGTACGGCTTGATACCATTGCTCGTAACTGTGCGAGGGAAAGAACGTCATGCGATTGCAGTGCTGCCAGTTCAGCCCAAATCCCCCGATACGGGGTTTTGTTATAAGGATCTTCGTTTGTCCTTTGCTGAATGCGGTCAGCCGCTCTTCCTTCTTCTCGTCCGGATCGCTGCCTTGTACCTGCACGGCTCCAGGAATCAATTCCTCCAGAAGACTCCCTTCTATGTTAAGATGGCACCAAACGACGCAATAGTCGTCTTTTGGAACTAACTCTGCAACCTTTTCGCATCGCTGCCGCAACGTCATACGGCGTTCATGTCTTTGTTCCTTCAGTCCTTTGGCAAGCAGCACCCCAAACCCGGTGTTGTGCCCGTTGTAGGAAGCGTATTTGATTACATGCTGTCGCATATTTAATTCGGGAAGGACGAATTCAGTGTCGTCAAAACCGAGATCGGACGGTTTTCGCAATGCTCTTGCCCAAGAGCATACCCATTGCCAAAACTTCCTTTGGGCGTGCCCCTTGAGTTTGAAATGGTGCGTGCTTTCAATGTTGCCAACTGGATCGTCGTCATTGATGAAAAACTCGCGGAGCATCTGATTTCGTCCGATGCCACCAAGGGCTTCGGAAGAGTTGCCCAATTCAACATAGTCGTTCGGGGCAGGAGTAGCAGACTCCAACAAGCGATATTGGACACCGTTCAGGAAATCGGTTATCTGTCGCCTCATTTTTCCTTGGAAGGATTTCAGGATCGAGGACTCGATTGCTACAACGGCAGCGAAATCCTTTGGCGAGTAACGAGACAATCTCTCGTAGTTAGTTACGTTGATCGTCCTCTTATGCACCTCTCCCTGTCGCGTCCTTTTGCATTCGATGCCGAACTTCTCCCCCTCCGCTACCGTCTGCGGTGACACGGCCAACGGCGTCAGAATCAGCACGGACTTGTTCGTCTTGCGGATTACGTTCTCGGCCCAAACGAGGTCTATTAGAGTCTTGCCCAATCCGCAATCTGCGAAAACAGCCGCCTTGCCCTTTCTGATTACCCATTCGCACAAGGCCTTCTGATGAGGCTTCAGGCAACTTGGCATCCACAACGGAGCGAATCCGTGCAGATCGTCTGCATGTGCTTTCCCGGCCAGAAACTTTGCGTAATCGTCCATGTATCTATTATCGCAGCATCAAGCCGCTTTTCCTTTCGGTGCCCATTTCCCGCTCTTCTCTGTCCATTCAGATTTCCGAGTCCATGACTCGCCGTCCGGTGTTACGTCGGCTTCCACAACCAAATCGGTTATAATCCACTTCCACACCTTGCGGATTTTCTCTGTCATAATCTCTTTCGCCAGACAGAGGTAATCCTGCACCTCGGATACGGGGACATCGGCCAGCCCACTGTCGTGGATTTGCCCGACTAACTTTGTACGCATTCTCCGTTTGTCGATCTCCTGTTGGATGTTGACAAGAGACCAGAGCAGGCAATGAAAAGCTACCCCTTGTACGGGATAATTCACTACGTCGTTTTTGCCGAACAACCCCTCGACACGGAAGCCCGTTAGCATGTCAAAGCGACCGGTTTTCCGATACGTCTGCCACCACTTCTCTTTCCAGTCCCGATAGACGGGGAAACGTTTGCTCCAGAAACGCTGTTCTACGTCGTACAGATGCCTCTCAAACGTACCGGAGAGCGGACGGCGGTACGGATCGCAGGCTCCGAGTTCTTTGATCCCCTTGGCGGCAAGATGCTCTCGCAAAGGCATGCCGGAAGGAGTAGCCAGCTTCAGCCTACTGATCGCTTCCCACAGGTTCTTGGCACAGTGGATGTAATAGTCACCGTAGAACTGCGGGAACACGAATAGGTTTTTCGCAGCGTAGCGGGATCTCTTGTCAACCTCTTCCAACGTCAGCAAGTAGCACTCCATTGCCATGTCGCGGTGCATATCCTTGGATGGATCGGCAATGTAGGCCAGCATGGTTGGATCTTGATGATACCATGCTGCCCCGCGTACCTCGATACCGCCGTAGTCGATCTCTACCAGCACTCGGCCCTTGCGAGGGATGAAACAACGGCGGATCAATTCGCCTATTTCAACGTCCCTAACTGGCATATTCTGGAAGTTGATAAGTGAACTACTTGAGCGATAGGTAATAACTGTATGCAGATTGAAATTACAATGCAGGAAACCATCAACAACTTCTGAACGGATGCCTTCCAGGTAGGTTGATTTCGCCTTGCCGTACTTGGCCCAGCGAACGTAGTCCTTGACGAACGGCAGGTCGATATCGGCGAATACGCTCTCGTCTGCCTTGTGCCGGCCGGTCGGAGTCCTCTCCCCGACATAGGGAATCTTCAGCCGCTTGAACAACACGTCCGCCAGTTGCTCGCGAGAGCCGAGTTTGGCCTTATCTCCGTGTACTTTCTTCCACACCTTCCATTCCTTGCCTGCTTGCAAGGATCGCTCCAGTTCCTCGATCTTCTTTTCAGTGCCCTTGATCGCGGAGTCCAGGTAATCGATGTCGATGCGGATGCCAGCAGACTCCATACGAGACAAGGCGGACGAGCCTTGCATGAGCAGGCGGAGTGCGTCAGCGGTAGTTGCTTGGGCTTTCATCCAAGTTGCCCCATATCTACCAACACGTTCCGCAACTTGGATTTCGCCCTACCTTGAACACTGTTGGAAGCCGCATGTGACCCAACCAGAACGCCGAATGCCTGTTTTACGGCCTCTAATAATTTCTCCCTATCGCATTTGAGATTGTGATTCTCTGCATTAGTCCACTCCCACGCTTCCTCAAGGCTCTTGACCTTGGCTTTCAGGTTTCCAATCTCTACCCGCAGTATGTGTTCAACGGTCATAGAACCCTCGCAGGAGTTACACCACGCTGGGCCTGATACTTTCCGCCTTTGTCCTTGTACGATACCAGCGGCTCAGCAGACAACACCTCAAATTCCATCTGAGCAATACCCTCACCTACAAACACGCAGGCAGGCAATTGTCCTACGTTGCCTATCTCGATAGTCAAATGTCCTTCCCATTCCGGTTCGGCTGGTGTGGTGTTGATAAGGATAAGACAGCGGGCATTGGTACTCTTACCGACACAACGCCCCTTGAGATGTCGGGGGATGCGGAGGTACTCCACGGAGCTACCGAGGATGTAGTGTCCCGGAGGGATAATAACCATGTCGCCGTCCTTGTACACACACACCTCGAACACCTTCCTGCGATACTCTGGATCGCCAAACCGTTTGGGGTTGATGATCTCTCCGCAGTCGGTGCGGAATTTGAAAATCTCCGGCCCCAACCGCAGATCGTATCCGGCCGAACAGATGCCATAGGAGATAACACCGTTCCCAGATACTGTTTCGGAAAACGGCTCGATCATCGGATGATTGCCATAGTAGAGCGGGGCAATGCATAGTTGCCTGATCTCATTATCCGAAAGAAGCGACATTCTTGCTCCTCCAAACCTGAGAAATCGAACATGCCAGACAGGGCCACAACAGACGATTCTCAACTAGCGTTCCGCCGTCTCGCTGACTCTGCTGCAATTCTGCCTCGTGCTCCCTCCGACACAGCGGGCACCAGCACAAGGCCCGCACTACCGATCCATCGGTCATTAGATACTCCGTTAGTAGTAAAACCGACACCCTGCCTAGAAAGGATTGATGGTTTCGAGGTTACATCCGCCTCGCTTCCGCTCTCCTGTACGCTTCGGTTGCACTAAAGCGTTGCGACAGGGCGTCGGTTTGTTTCAACCAAACAAAGAGACCATGGTTTTGCTGGCGGGTCTATTATTTTCATCGACATCGCACAGAACACGTCTAATCCGAGGAACTGAGCCAGAGACAGTTCTACCGCTGTTCCCATGCTCTTTTCCCAGCCGGGCAGCAGGGCGATAGCGTCCGCTGCGTACAGACAGGCGGTGTCCATCATTATCGCGTGTCGCAACGCTCTGTCGTCAAACTGAGTAGTTCCGTCATTGCCTACTGCTCTGTCGAGAGCGGCCGGGCTGAACGGTTGATGTCCGGCATCTTTCCAGCGTTTGGCAGCAGCATCGAAAGCGGGATAATTCCACTCTGGAATCCCTCGCATTGGACCGGCGATGTACACTCTCATTCCTTTGCCTTGTTGCCTTTCTCCAGGTTTTCTATTTCCCGATTGAGATACCACGCTGCCTTGCGAAGATCCTCCAGACAGGAGGATTCCGATTTCTTCCCTGCCCTACAGAGGTACTTGACACAGTTGCCCAGACAGAACCCGAGAGACCACGCCTCGATTACGCGGATAGCCTCGTAGGGATTATCGCCTCCACCGTAATGAGGGGGATGATCTACCTTTTCCATCGCTATTTCACATGCTCTACAGGATTGACAGCATCAGTAGGTTTGGGCCATTCCCTTGCTCGGTTTACTTTCATCTTGGCCTGAGCCGCTTCGAGCAGTTGCATGACCTTGATACCAGAGCGACGGGAAGCATCGAGGACAAGTAGCAGGCAATCGGCCAGTTCTTCTTTGACCTTGTCAGTGCTTGTGTTGATTTGGAATGCGAAGTTTCGGATATCAGCTTGAAGCCTTTCCCAAGCCTCTTGGGCCTCCCTCGCTTCTTTCTCCAGATGCTTCAGTGGTCCGAGCGGTCCTCGTTCGCTATCCTTGCCAAACGTCGCCTGGCTCCAATCCGCTTGATCCTCAACAAGATCGGCCAAGTGGATGCCGAGTTCTGTAATCGTTCCAAAGATCATATTGTTACTCCCAATTGCCTTGCTTGAAACATCGCTAGTTTGTGTTCTAGCAGACTGTCCAAACCGTTGTAGGTCAGGAGAGTAGGCAAATCTACTTCCTTGATCCGATTGACTCCGTTCCCTCCCTCTCCTTCTAGAAAGGGTTTGACCGCATCATCGTATGATTCCTGCCCCAAGTTTACAAACGACTGAAACTTGAGGGAACATATCTGCTTGCGACAGTCCAAGACGTGAGCGGCAAGCATCCCATCCCAAAACCAGTTCCGCACACCACGTCCGAACAACTTGCGACACCAACGATCTTCAAACTTGTTTGAGAATCCTATCTTCGGTACGGGGGAGAACAGGAACTCCTTGGTTGCTCTGATCGCCTCTCCGTGCCAGGGATAAGCCAGTGTTCCATATCCGTCAGACAACGAACAGGAGACTATGCGGGCGTTTGGATGATCGGGTTTAAGGCGGTTGGTTTCCAGATCAAAAGCAACAGGTCTTGTGCTCTCCTTCCAGTAGGCAGGAATCATCTGAGCGGCCTTGTCTATGTCCATGCAGACACCAACCTGTCGCTTCCAATCGGGAACTACGCTCCACGGCCTGTTCTCCAATTTCAGAGCGGCTTTCAGGTGCCGTAACCAGATCAGGCGGCGGACGGGGTTAGCTTTCTTGCCCCAACCGTCGTCGGACCGCATGACAAACGAGGGATGCCACATTGGACACACCCAAGCGTTCAGACGCTGGCAAGGGATTTTCCAGCCGATCCATCTGCCTATCGCTCCCACGTCCTCTTTCCACAGCCAGCCGATCAGGGATTGCACGGCAGCGGCACCGAAGAGGAGTATCTTCTCGGGTTTCAGTTCCTTGACAAGATTGACAATGTTCGGCCGACAATAACCTACTTGCAGGAGTGTAGGAGTAGCATTCCCTTTGGGCCGACAAGCGAGGGAATTTGCCAGCCAGCAATCCTGTCGCATGTCTACGCCCAGCATTTGCAAGGCATCGGACAGGTATTGCCCCGTCAGGCCGACGAACTGTCTCCCTTGCCTGTCCTCGTCCTTTCCCGGAGCCTCACCGATTATCAGGATTCGCTTCTGTCCCTTCCCGCTGACCTTCATCTTGGGAGACTGACACTGCTCGAACAGTTTGCACTTGTTGCAGCGTGGGGCTACGCCGACGGGGGCCTTGCGATGCAGTTCGGCAGTAGAGAAGAAGCCGGCGGGCATCAACGAATCCTTTCAAACCTGATAACTGCTCGCCCCTCGTGTGCTAGGGGCTCGTCCCATTCCTTGAGTGGCCGAACAAACGATACCCCGCTTGCGTTTCCTCTTGGCCTGTAGATTACTTGGGGTTCTTGAGTTGCTTCCGATATCGCTGATCCCAATACTTTGTAAACGTCTCCTGTCTTGTAGTGCCGGAAGAATGAACCTTCTTCTGGACAACCGGCAAGCCTCTGTTTCAGTTCTTCAAACGACAGTTTCATAGTTCAATCCTCCTCCCCAACCGCTGCCTTTTGTTTCTTCTTGCGTGCTGGGCGTTCCTCTTCTTCGCTGCTGCCGTTGCTTTCATAGTCCTTGTCCGCTGCGTCCTCGGGTTTGGCCAGCCAGGCGACGTAGGTGTAGGAACCTCCGTCTGCCTTCAGGC